ATTCCTATCATTATAGTCTTTACTATCATGCCATTTAGTCCATAAATATTTTCCTACATCCTCTATAAAATAGTTATTAGACTTCTTTCCTCTTTTCTTTTTATCGGCAAGTTCTGGATATCTTTCAGGATATAAGCTATATGCCTTTAATAGAAAAGAAGAACTATACTTATTATTAGGAAATTTATCAAGCATTTCACCAATAATTCGTTTTTCCATAAAGTCCACATCAATTTTAGAATATAGAATTACTCTATATCCGTGCTTAACATCTTTTCCAATATCATCTCGGTCTATGCCAAGATTATCATATATATTTTCATAAGTTGGTAAATTTACTTCAAAATTATTATCTATTTCCAAAGCATACCTTCTTTAATTACTTAATTATAACTACAATATCGGATAAACTAAATTAATTCTTAATATAAAAATACCCTAATTTAGTAAGAATTAGGGTATTCAATATAGTAAGTAAGAAATAAAAATTATATAGTTATATTCTCTATTTGCTTATTAATATATTCCTCTAAATTATTATTTTCAGTATATGGAATAATTATTAATTTTATATTATTTTCATTAGCATATATCACTTTATCCATATCTCTTTGAACTGCTTTTTCGTGAATTTCTAAAGTTTTATGAAAAAAATTAGGAAAGATATAATGCTGATAACCATGATACTCAAATGCTATTTTATACTCTTCATTATAGCCATCAAATTCAAAAAACTTAGGTTTGTTGTAATAAAATCTTGTTTTATTAAACTTAATATTTAATCTTTGCTCTAAAAGTTCTTTACATTTATATTCAGTTTTAAATGAAGAGCATTCAGGACACCAAGAAGCTTTATTTTTAATATTATCCCAACTTGCTTTCCATTTATGACCCTCTGAACACTCCCATAATAATTTAGTATTATTATTTACATAGTTAGTAGATAATAATGTCCCATTCTTATTATTAGCAAATTGTTGTAATTTTGATATATCTAGTTTACTACATCTGGCACATTCAGGACACCAAGAAGCTTTATTTTTAATATTATCCCAACTTGCTTTCCATTTATGACCCTCTGAACACTCCCATAAAAGTTTTTGTCTACTATTTATATAATCAGTAGATAGTAATTTTCCATTTTTATTTTCAGCATGTTTTTGTAACTCCTTTATATCACAAAGGGCGCTAGAACATGCTGGACACCAACTTTTGGAATTTTTAATGGAATTCCATTTTGTTCTCCACTGATGTCCTTTTTCACATTCCCATAACATTTTAGCAGTACTATTTATATATTTAGTGGATATTAATTTACCTTGTTTGCTAGAGGCAAATTGCTGTAACTCAATAATGCTACATTTTCGTAATTCAGCCCAGCACTCTGGACACCACGTTTTACCAGTTAAAATACTATGCCACTCTGCTAACCACTGATGACCATCTTTACATTGCCACAATAATTTATGCTTATTATCAACATATTCTGTAGATAATAATAAGCCACTTTTAGCAGCAGCAAAGGCCTGTAAGGTAGCTACATCATATTTTTTCATTTAATCATCTATTCCAGATAAGTCAGCTATATCTCTAATATCAGAAGCATCAGGAAGAATAGCCTCTTCAGAACCAGCTGAAAAATTAAGTTTCTCACTATAGCAATTACGCATCATTTTTAGAAAATGCTGCTTATTTTCCTCAGACTCGTTAAATAGTTTAGTGAATGTATCAATAGAATTAAACTTTTTCTCGGAACCATCTGGCATGATAATAGTCTTCCAAGCAGCTTTACCCATATAATCAGCATCATTTAATAAATCATAGACAATATGTGGATTGTAATAACCACGGTCGTCATAATACAAACGTAGCGGAATGGTCCTCCCTAAAGCAGCCGAGGACTTACATTTTATTATTTTTGTTCTCACGAAATGACCAGAAGGAAGCTTGGGGTCAGAGCCTATAAATTTACCTCTATCCATAAATAATCTAGAAATACAGGCATAACGAACAGCATCTCCTCCAACAGTAGTATATACAGGTCCTTGCCAAGAACTAGTCATGCCACCAATTTGCTGTCTTACTTGATTTATAATTAATACAGCTAGGTTAGTCTCACGGCACAGCATTTTAGTTCGTTTTAGACCTTTTGAAATCATTTTAGCAGTCATGGCCACAGTGCTTGTCTCATAATCACTTTCTAATTCGGCCCTGGTACTTAATCCTGCCAGGGAATCTAAAACTACTAAACTAGGAACAGATATATTTTTACGCTGAATATAATTAGCGATTTTTTCAATTTGAGCAAAAGCACGTTCTGCCAAATCCTCTACTGTAATAATACACTTTTTAGTGTCAACACCGAAATTTTCCATTCTAAACCGATCGCCTGACCCGCCCTCTGTGTCAATAAGGCAAGCAAGGCCACCAAGCTTCTGAACTTGAGCCAACATATGAATACCGAAGGAGCTCTTCCCCGACCCCTCTTTTCCCGAAATTTCTGCCATAGCTCCCTGTATAAGGCCTCCTCCAAGTAAGAAATCTAACGAATCTATTCCAGTTGGTATAAAAGACCTTACAAAGTCTTCATCATCTAGTGCTGTATTGCCACCAAATTCCTTTCTCAATTGGCTCTTAAATTCGTCAAGGTCATTAAAATTATCGGTAGCATTAATGATACTTATATCTCTATCTAATTTATTTGATTTCTTAACTGCCATGTTCACTCTCCATAGTATATTATCGACAAATATGAGAAAAGCCTTAGAAAACCTTGAGATTATATGCCCAAGGCAGTTATTTTCTCAGTAATGAAATTCTCTAAATTTCTCTCTTCAGTATAGGATATTATGATTAATTTTATATTACTTTCCCTAGCATATATCACTTTATCCATATCACGTTGCTATTACTATTTTTAATACTATGCCAATGAGCTTTCCATTGATGCCCTTCTTTACATTCCCATAACATTTTAGTAAAACAATTTATGTATTCTGTAGATATTAACTTTCCTTCTTTATTTTTAGCATATTCCTGTAGTTCAATTATATCAGGTTTAGCCTTTCCAGAACAAAGTAAACACCAATTATCCTGACTTTTAATACTATTCCAACAAGCACTCCATTGATGACCCTTCTCACATTCCCATGACATTTTAGTATAACTATTTATGTATTCAGTAGATATTAACTTACCACCTTTGATTGTGGCATGCTCTTGACATACTTTTATATCACATTTCCTAGACATTTACTCTTCTCCATCTACCCTAATAAAAAATAACTACAGCATCTGAATTAAAGTTTTTATGAGAAAATATTCAAATAATATTTATTAATCTACTATATAAGAAAAGCCTGGAATATTTCCCAGGCTATTCCTACTTAAATCAACATTAATCTTCTAACATCTTGCGCATCTCGTCAAGGTCCAGTTCACTATCAACTTCTGGTTCCTTTGACTGAGCCTTTCGTGGTTCTGGCTTATATTTATCCAACATCTCATGCTCTTCCTCAGAAGGATCGGCTTCTTCATCAGCCTCTACTGGAGTTGAACTAAATTCCTTAAACTTAGCAGCAAGTTCAGTATCATTGAGAGGAGAAACAACACTAGTGAGGTCTGGAGAAGCATCAACAAGAGAGTCCCAAATTTTCTTAGCATTTTTGCCATCAAAGGCAGCAGATGAATCGCCGAAATCCCAGCTGATCGTTGTAACCGTATTCTTTCCTGTGGCTTTGGTTTTTAGAAGCTCCACATCACGACCGGTCTGAAAATCAACAAAATCAATTTCCTTTTCTAGCTTGCTTTCAATAAGGCTCATTACCGACTGAGAAGAAGCTCTAACAATCTTAATATCATCAGAGGAAATGTTAGCTGGATCAATTTCATTTGGCTGAAAACCAACTAGCAAATAATGCTTTTTAGCAAATAACTTCTTAGCTGCTTCGAGATATTCCTTGTCATTAGTCTTTGTAAACTTACGATAAGTCTTTGAGGCTAAATCACAGAAGGGGCAGAAACGATCCTCTGTTTGACGAGGGCAGGCAATACTCTCAAAATGACCATCAGGGAATGTGACGGCATGATGATTAAAAATACTAATAGGAAGCTCTAGATTTTCTGACTTTAGTGGTAGAAATCTCAGAGTGTACTTATGACCAGCATCATACTTCATCCAATTGAGACCAGAAGAAGCTTTCTTGGCCTTTGACTGTTCCATCTTCTGCTTAAACTTTTCGAAATTAGTAGTAGCCAATTTATTTCCTTTTGCGAACTTAATCGCTGAAAAGATACCCACTTAGGCATCAAAATTATTAATCATATAATTAATTCAGTAGTTTCTTGGTAGCTGTTTCTCTGTCTGCTACCCTTGCTACATAACTAATATCGGTAAGCACTCAGAAAACATGAGAAAAAATTTTTGAAAATTTACCACATAACCTGACCCATAGGAACGAAATCACTAGGGTGAAGGGCATAATCATCAGGTTCAACTACATCATTATACTTACACCAGGAGGTATTAGCACTAACTTCAAGCATATTAGCCACTAATACTGAGCAGTCCATTGCCCTATAACGAAATAGCTGCTGAAAAATAGGCTTAAATGTCCAACAACCAAAGGTAAGCCTATGTAAGAAATGGTTTAAGGCAGAATCAGCTAAACATAAATATCCATAAGGCTCATGTCTCCAAAAACTTTTTTCATTAATTTCTGGAAGATTAAAAGTTGGTCTAAAACAAAAAACTTCCTCAGCATCTTCTAAATAATAAAAAGGAGCATAGGATAAAGTTCTCAAAGTAAGTGCTTCAAGAATGTATAGCTTTCCATCTACCTCTCTGACAGCAGCTGAATGGACAAAAGAACTTCCTTCAATCAATCTAATTAGTTTCTGAAGGAAAGTTGCTTTTTCTTTATGTGTAAAAAGTAAAATATCGCCATGACGCAATTCGGTATACAGCATTAAACCTCCTAAAATTAATTATTTAGGATACCAAATATTTATTTTCAAAAACCCTAAAGTTTCTCCAATATTATACGATAATAAAGCAGCAACTTGTCGCTTAAATATTAACCTTCAAGCAAAGCAAAGAAAGACTAAACAAACAAGTAAAACCTAAAAGATAGAAGTTCAAAACAAAAATAAATCGTTCGAAGCGAAGCTGAGAACTGGGTTGAGAGAACGAAGTTCGAGCAACCCATAAGGAACTAGAACTAAGAAGATAAATAAGTAGTATGAAAGCTGACAATGAATAACTATGGCTTCTATTAAATTTAGACAAAAATTATCTGGAAGACTTAGAACTGGAAAAAGGTCTAAAAAACTTAATACCAGAACTAAGATATCTGAGAATAATAACAATCCTCTTCTAATTGTTGATATAACTTATCTTGAGGAATTATTGTTATTCAGACAGCAGTGTAAAACTTCTGCTCTCTATAATAAATCCATAGAAGAATTAGTTAAAAGAGTATATACATGGCTATATTCTGCTTTTACTATAATAAACCCTTCTGGAATTCTATTTATTTCAGAACAAAATACAACTTTAACACAGGCTTTAAATCAGTCTGTAATATATGGAAATGTTAAAAATATCATATTCTCTTTACTTAATCAACAGATAAATAATAAATCTATCTGTATTCTTTCTAATAATTTAGATTTATGGTCTCTAGTCTCCTTTTCTGCTAAAATATCTTTTCTGGCTATAAATTCAGATAATAGACTTTATTACTATAGTAATAAAACTGGTTTAGATATTCTTTCTAAACTTATAGGAACTTATAAAATAGTAAATAAACTTGGATTAGATAGTTTAAAGTATATGAGTCTTCAGTATCTTTATATGTTGCTTTTTTATATTCAATTTACTAACAAGAAGAAAAATGAAGATTTTTATTTTGATAAAGATTATTTTAAAAACAACTATAAAAAATTTTCTAAATCAAATGGATTAGGTCTGGAACTCATAGCTAAAGCCCATAAGTTTTTAAGTTATGCTTTTTTAACTAAACCAGAATTTTTAGATTATTTCTTTCTGGGCAACTCTTCCCACTTCTCCTTAAATCTTCAGCGTTTAATGAAGCTTTTATATTTTGATAGAGTTTTATTAGAGGGTATGAAAGCATCCTATGATAAAGTTCAAAAACCTTCTGTAATACCTAATATAGACTTCTCTAATACCCAGCCAGAGCTCCCAAGTCAGTTTAAATGTTATACTATGCTGTGGAATAATGATACCTCCTGTGATAGCCTACAAGAGCAGAAAATATTTGATAGAATAAGTAATAGGTATAATAAAAAACTTGAGGAACCTATTGAACAAGCTGAAATTACCGATAATAATAGTATTAATACTGTTGAGAATTATGTAAAAAACCTTTTATCGGAGATATAGTGGTAAGTCCTAAATTCATGGATTCACAAAATGTTCTCTTAATTGATGGACACAACCTCTTAATAAGGGTAATGTTTTCTAAAAATAAGGGTTCAGTAGTGATATCTGAACCTGAGTTAATACAGGAATGTGCTGAAATTTTTATTAATCAAATCAGTCTTTGTATCAGGAAATATTCTTGTAGGCGACTTTATGTAGCATTTGATAATGGTGGCTCTATAAGAAAGAAAGCTATCTTTGAAGCATATAAAGCAAATAGACCTGCCTCAGGAACTAACTATGGACAAGTTTCCGCTTTTAATGATACTAGTAGTGATTTATTTAGTAAGTTAAAAGAAAAAGTATTAGAGCTTTGTAATATACTTAATCTAACTGTTTTCTGTGAGTATGGAATAGAAGCAGATGATTACATAGGAATTGCTACTAAAGAGCTTACTAATATAGGTAAGCAAGTTATTATTCTGAGTAATGATAGCGACTTTCTTCAGCTTGTTAGAACCCCTTCTGTAATTTGTTCTATTCCCTATAATAAATCAGAGGTATCTTTAGATAATTTTACTCGTTACTTTTCTGAATTGCCAAAAACAAAAGGAGTAACTATTAGTAGTTATGAATATTTGTTTTATAAGGTTATAGTTGGAGATACTTCAGATAATATTAATGGAATTAAAGGAATTGGTTATAAGACTTTATTTAAATTAATGAAAGAACAATTACCATTAGAAAATAAATCTACTTTATATATTTATGTTAAAAATAATTTAGATTATATTAAACTTCTTTCTTCACGGAATTCAACTAAATTAGAGAAACTTATTCACGAGAATATAGAATTACTTGAACGTAATTATAAGTTAATAGATTTAACTTCTTCTGTAATTTCTTCAAATACAGTATCCTTAACCTTAAAAAAGTTATTAGAGGTCGGTGAGCTTCCTGGAAAAAAAGAAACCATTCATAAATTTCATGAGTTATTTCCATTAGCTACTAATTATATAGACTTTGTTATCAGCACTTTATTTGCCTTTAAACCGGTCTATAAAGAACCTGAGTAATTTGTCGATACTTACTGTGGGAGGTTGCAATGTCTGACTCTGAGTATGTGATAAACTGTCCAAGATGTGATTCTTGTAAGTCTCCTAAGCTTTATGTAAATCCAACGAAGGCAATGTTTAATTGCTTCAGATGTGGATGGCATGGTAGGCTTTCTGAATTGTATAAATATCCTGAGATAATATCTTCTTTACAAGATAAGATTAGCTTATCTGAATTTACTAAGTTGAAATCTTTTAAACCTTTAACAGTTAAGAATGTAGATGCCTTAGAGGATTTAAATCCAGTTCGTGAAATTTCCTTTGAAGATGCTCAATATTCTTACTTAGTTTCAAGAGGATGGTCAGAGGAGCTTATTTTTATTTACAGACCTTTAGTTTCTTTAAATCCTGCTTATTTAGATAGGGTTATTTTGCCTGTGATTAGAGAAGATAAGATAGTTTATTGGACCGCAAGAAGTATTAAATCAGATGGCTCAATGAAATATAAAAATCCTTCTATCCCAAGAAAGGATATTATATTTGAGTCTAAGTTATCTGAAAATAAGTTTTTTCCAGATAGTTTAGTAATATGTGAGGGTATTTTTGATGCTTGCTCTATTCCAAATGCTGTGGCTTTATTTGGAAAAACTATAACCAAGGAAAATGAGACTAACTTACTTCAAAAATTAATGGGAAAATCTAAGGTATATGTAGCATTGGATTTTGGAGCAGAATCTTGGATACAAACTATCTGTAGTAAGCTTCATAATTGGATGCCTAATAAGGAGGTATACTACATAGATACTTCTAAATATAAAGACAATGATTTAGGAAAATTAGCTGAGACTTTAAGTTCCTTTGATTTAATGGCTTGGATACAAACAAATAGTATTAGATATATGCCACAATCAACAATGGAAACTTTAAAGAGTAGACTGAAGCTGTATAATTAAGTTTATGGATATTCCAAAATTTATTATCTCAGAAAATTTTTCATGGCTTCTAAAAGAATTAGAGGCATATGACGATCCAAAGGTTACTTATAAATGGCAGGGCCGCAAAGATTTAAGAGGTGGCCTTAGAATGATGTATAGAGAGTATGTTGATTTTGCTAAAAATGTAATTATAACTAAATCTCCCTCTCCTACTAATGTTAGTTTTGGTGCTACCACAGTAGAGTGTGATGAGTGGCATGTCCTACACAATGACTATCAAAATAAAGAGTTAAAGGAAAGATATCCTAAAAATGGTTATACTTGTTTAGTTACGAGTAGAAATTCATTACTAAATGGAACAGCTACTCGTTATTATTGTTCTTGTGATTGTATGGCATTTCAGACTTTATTTAAGTCAGAAATGCTAAAATATGGATATACAAATGGAACTACTTTACCTTCTACAGGCGTGAAAAAACAACAGGCTGCTGTATGTAAGCATTTATTTTCTATATTGACCAAGAAATATGCTGATTTTATCTCCAAAGAATCTGGCCCTGAAGAAAGTGCCTTTATTGTATCTAAGGAAATTAAGGCACAAGAACAACCCTTGCCAGCTGAACCTATTCAAGCAGTTTCGCCAAGTGAAGTAAAGAAAAGGGGAAGAATTGCTAAGACTACAGATGAGCGTAAAGCAGATTATGAGAAAGTAATTAGACGCTCTTTAAAGTTCTTTAGTAATGTTATGCCAAATACTGTTGAAGTGTATAAAAATTCCAGAGCTAAAAATGCTTCTGGAGAATTATATAAGAAATACAAATTTATGGTTAAGAAGTATTTTCAAGGTTGGGTTATTGTGTTTACTAATCCAGCACTCAATCCATTACGAGATAAAATAAAAGATAAAGAATTAGTTCCAATAATGACTAGATTAGCTAATAAGACAGTTCCCTCTGGAGATACTATAGTAGTATACACTAAGTATTTTTCAAAAGATGAACTTATGAATATGATTAAATCAGAAACTAGAGAAATACAGCAAAATCAAATAGATAAACTTAACAAATCTGGAATAGCCTATACTTTAACAGAAGGAATAGAGATTTTAGATAGTGACGATAATACTTCAATACTTCACGTATTACTAGGGGTTTCTTAATGACTACAACTCTTATATTTGAAAAAACTGTAGCTGTAAAATATGATACAGTTAATTATCCTGCTGATACTACTGCTGCTTTAGTTAGGCCTTACACAGATTTACTAGTTGTTTCTAGCAATACTGATACTCCTCCGCAAGTTAAGGATTTCGATGCCACTCAAATATCTGTGTTTTATAATGGCCAGGAACTAGGGACTACTACCACTTCAAAATATTTTTATTCAGTTACCGCAACCCCAGCAAGCCCTTCTACAGCTACCTTAACTGGTTTTACTATTACAATATATGCCAATCAATCTTATACTAGTCCAGGATATGTTGGTCAGACTGCTTATGCCCTTTTAATAGGTCCTAACGATTTATTCTTCTTAAATTATACTTATACAATATATAGTTAGGAATATAATGCTAAAAACGCAAGAGAAGCTTTTACAAGATGCTAAAATACAAATAGCACAATATTTGTATAGGTCATTACAAGAACCTACTAATGTCTTAACTATGCTGCTACAGGATATTTCTGGTAATGGAAATCTAAATTGGCAGATGGATTCAAATAAAAATAAATTATCTAAAGTATTTTATGAGATAGCTAAAAAAATAAATGCCTACACTTTAGATAATGGTGATTTTAGAACTTATGTTTTATTACAATTAGTTGAAATTGTATATAATGAATATAAAGAAGAATTATTTACCCAGTTTTTACAGCAGGGGTATAATGCCCTACCTGAAAGTATAGTAGCTTCTTTGTCTGATGACTATTCTAAACAGCCTCCACAAAATACAAATTTTCCAGGAACTGAAAATACGTCAGATAAATTTATACCTATTTCAGTAAAAGACAGATTAATACCTGAAGCCTTATACTCAGTAAAAGACATTGATTAAAAAACTAAAGTTGACTGATTTTTTATCCCATACCTCTATTATCGACAGTCCTTTAACTTTTCAACCAAAGGAATTCGACAATATGAGTTATCCTATGTCGGATTTTTATAAGGCCATATCAGAACATACTGGATTATTTATAGTTAATGGTATAAGTTATACCTCTCTTATACCATCTATAAATAATCTATATTTTTTTATTAAGGAGTCAGTCAATGTTGAATACTTGTTATCTTTCAATGCTATTATTGACATTAAACAGAAAAAGCTTAATGAATTTATAGTGTTTTATTATCCAGATAGTAAGGTAACCATATTATTACAGGATTTTAATAATGTCAAAGAAAACAAAACAACAACTTAAGGCCAATCTATATGAGAATGATTATGATTATTTTGAAGAAGAGTTAGAAGCTCCAGTAACTAAATTTAAACATATAACTAATACAGTAGTTAAAAAAATAAAACCAATAGTTATACAGACAATAGGAGTTACTGAAGCTGAAAAAAAGTTAGAATTACAAAATAAAGTCTTTGGTGGAAAAATATCAGATAAAACTGTCTCTTGTAATTGTAATAAATGTGGTCATCATATTAATGGAATATTAGTAAGTACTATTTATTCTCCCATTTCTGATTTGGTAACTCCCTTTATTTCTTATGAGTGTTCTTATTGTAAACACATAGGCTATAGAAGTGTTAAAGAAAAATCATTAATAGCAAAAGAATTTGATGCAATTTATTTCTAATTTACCGATATTTTAATAAAGGACTTTAACTTATGGATTTAATAAAGAAAGCATATGTTTGTGTTAATTGTAAACACAAGGGAGTAATTCTTAATGCTATTAAAAAGAACGAAGTAATTAGTACTGATTTTTTAAGTGATTATGTTAGACCTTTGGGAATAATTACTGATTCAAAAATTTATAAATACAATATCATTAGAGATGACTGTGACATTGTTGTAAGTAAGAAACCTTTTGAGTGTGTGTGTGAGAAGTGTGGAAAATCCTCAATAGAATATATACCAACTCAGAAGTTTGATAATGTTCTTAACTTCTATAGTGCTGCTGAACCTGAGAAATGGCTTAGGGGCTTTAATGGCTTGGGAAAACGGTAGAATAGTAATTAAATGTAGTAAGTTTTTACATCTGAAGGATTGTGATGGTTGACCGTTTATTTAAAAACCTTTTTCAAGAAGCTAAAAGTCCACGAAGAATAAAAGACCCCTTAGCTTTTACTTCACTAGCTAAGAAGGAAGAAGAGTCAAAGGGTAAGAAACCAGATAAGAAAACCGTAGCTGTTAATGAGCCTTCTGTGGATACTACTCCACTCTCTTTCAATACCCTAGATAGTGAAAAACGAGTTGAGGAATTAGCTAAATCTAAGTATGTCAATAAGGCTACTTCAGAAAGTGACCCTAATAAAAATTCAGAGGATACTAATTTAGAAGCTAGATGGGCAGAAGAAAAGGCCCAATATGGCTCTTCTTATATTAAAAATAGAAAATCAGTAAATGAGTTCTTTGAGGATGCCAAAGAATTACCCGTACTTATAAGTAGTGGAAGATGTAGATATCTAGTAGATAGTATTAAGAATATAATAACCACTAACGAAAATGTATTAGCTGCTTCAGAAACTGACCCTTCATTTAAAGAGTTAATGTTATTGCTATCAAACCAATCAAATTTCGGTTTAAATTCAAGAAAGCTTAGTGATGTAAATGCTAATATGCCAGGATATGTATTTTTTCTATCCTTGGTTTTTCCACTATTAGAACAGAATATAGTGGTTGATTTTTTTAAAAATGCCAATACAGTAAATTTCTTTTCTTCCCTACAAAAAATGTATTCTGGAACTATTTTTAACTCAATAGAATTTTCACCAGAAACTAATTTCAATTCCTTAGAACACATAAAAGACAGTAAGTTAAAATCATTTATTCATATATTACAAGAGAGTGTTGTATCTGATTCTGAAGAAGATGCTGAAATTAAACGATTACTTTCTATAGGGTTAAACTATGTAGCATTAGGAATGAAAGAAAGTACAATAAAAGCTATTGGCAATAATAAACATAGAAATGAAATTTCAAAAACTATTTATTATTCTATTTTAAGTTCATATACTCCATTTAATATGGACTTATTTCAATTAGACAATAAAAAAGTAGCTGATAATATGGCAAGTAATCGCACTTCTGATGACTTTTTGACTTCTAGTGCTGATACACTAGTAGCAGCTAAAAGAACTTTAATACTAGAAGACCCTATTCTAACTAAGGGCACTTTAGGTAGAAACATAAGAGATGAATTAGCTTTTACTTATGCAAAAAATAGTGATAAGCTTAAAAAGCAAAGAAAGAATACCAGAATAGCAAAAGTAAGAGAAGTTGAAAAGATAAATAATGACACTATTAAATTTTTTCATGTGGTAGTAGAGAATTTCCCAGAATTAAAAGACTCCTTTACTGAATTAGATAATATTTTAGAGGACTTTTTTACAGAGACTTCCTTACCTACTAAGGAAGAAGATAAAAATCAAAACGATAAGTTAACTAGTCTGTGTCATGAGGCTTTTGAGAGGCTACATACTTTTGCAATAAATGGTCTAGATAAGTTAGATGTAGTTTTAACTAATCCGGATTATCTAACCAATATTTTTAATTCAGCAATAAAAAATAATCCAAAAATATTAGAGGAATTATCAACAGAGCAGGATAGACTGTCTTATGTGAATAGCACATATGTGGCTCCATTTAAGGCTACTCTAGAAAGAAAATATAGAGAGTTTTCAGAAGTTACTGAGGGTGATATTTATGTATTACTTAAGACAGTAGTTTCTATAACACTGGCTAAAACTGGCTTGTTATCTATAAAAGAATTAAAGAAGAATTTAGAAGAAACATATAAAAAGCATTTAAGTGATGCTTCCCTTACTTCAAATGGATATAGATTTGATGGCTTTATCTTTTTTAGAAGTGTATTAAAATTAGATGAACTTTTATTGGAAGCTGATAAGATAGTAAGAAAATCTCCCAAACAATTAGAGGCTTCTTTAAATACTAAAAAAGCAGAGAGAGATACTCATGCGGATTATTTTAATCAGCTACAGACTGCTAGAAAGAGAATTTTAGATACAGAGTATTTATTACATCATATGAATGCTGCGGTATCCCTTTTATTTAAAAAGATTTCTGCTAAAATAGCTAATGCTGATTTAGCTACTCTGAGAGAATTAGTATTTGGTATAGAAGATACTGATAAAGAAACTAATAATGGACTATCATCGTTCTTTAATGATTTAATAAAGGATATATCAGCTAATTTCTTTTCTGAGCAATCTCCATATAAATTATACCTGCTATCAGAGGAAGATATACTACAAAATTCAGAAAAGGCCAATATTTTAATTGTTAATGATTTAATACAAAAAGCCAAGAATAAAGTGTTAGCCACTGAAGGTGTTTTCAGTACTAATATGGATTATTATGAAGGTTTAACTAATGACTATATAGACTTTATCAATTTAGCTGCCTCAATACAAAAGAATTTTTCTGGTCTAAGTATGACTTCTGAGGGTATTCCAGAATTAAACTTCAATCTTGACCCAGCAAGTGATTCTAATAGTTTCTTCGGTAATTTTTTTAGTGGATTACCTACTACTGTATCTATTAATCCAATAGCAACTTTATGTTTTCATAAGTTTATTCTTTCTAAATTAACCTCTTTAGTATCTCCAGTATTACAGACTGTTTCTGTAGATAGAATTCTTTTACCAGATGTTAAAAAGGCTAATAAAGGTGCTGTATCGCAAATAGATGCTTATTTTAAAAACTTATATTCAGTATCAGTAATTGGACTTAAAACAGCTATTAAAGACATAGATGCTAGAATACTAGAGGCTGCGGGTAATACTACTCAACGATTCGTTTTAAGTGCTGAGAACTCAAGTACCTATTTTATTCCAGGTGAAATAAATGAGGATTTTAATAAATTTACAATGTTATTAGGAAGTAAGGCTGTATTATATGCCCTTAGAAAATCTAATAACCTAAAAAATTCTGCTCAGTTATTTTTTAATAGTATAGCTGTTTCTCAGGCTTTTGAATCTACTCCAAAAACTAGTGACCCAGCAACTGACCCGTCCTCATATGCTATCTCTAAAATACAAAGTGCCGTAGATATTATATCTACAGCTATTAATTTAAAGGCTTTCAGTTGTGCTACCTTAGGTAATCCAGAAACCAATGAACTATTAGCTAATTTAGTTAATAAGTATCAAAAAGAAGGAGAAGAAGCTAAGGCTAATGATGTAATGAATAATATGGCTAAGGCAACTTCCCTACTTGATAAGTTTACAAAAGAATCTGGTTTTATAGGAACTCAACTTATAAACAAAGAAGATAATAGAATATCAAATCCTATTTTAACTTTAATTTTAGATAAATTTAATAAGTTTATAACAAATGAACAGATTGATAAGATTGTAGCAGAGGTTAAGACTCAGCGAGAAGAGTCAGAAACTTCAGGAACTGCTTCTTTCTCTAAGGCAGAGACTGTGTTACCTAAGACTGGAATAATGTATTTAAATACAGTTATTACAGAAAAGGAGCCTGAAGAAACCACTCCAGAAACTCCATTAGGTAACGTAGAAAATCCTGAGGCTAATCCTACAGAAACTAATCCCTCTCCATTTGTAAATGAGAATGGTATATTAAAGTTTACTTTACAGCCTATTAAAAATATAGTTAAAGAATTAAACTCTACCATAAGTGGAGAAACTCATACTACTTTAGGAAAAGATAAAAGATACGGTACAAATGTAGTGCAGGTAAAATCCTATTCGCAATATATAAGTGAGTTAACTGGAGCTATCTCAGTTGCTTCAAATTCTTATATAGATTTCTATAATGGAATTGGATTACCAGCTATTGCTTCTGAAGTAAAGACATTATCTGATGCTTCTTTTTATAATTGCTCTACTTTAAGTGGTTTTTTTAAGGTAATAGCTAAGGAGTATATTTTTAATGTGGGCACTCAAACTACTCTATTAAATTTATTGGCCAAATTAAAACCAGAAGGGGCCATTACACAAAAAGATACCTCCACTGGAACAGATACTTCAAATATAACACTACCAGAATTATTTTCAATTGAGCACTTTAAAGCAAAAAATAGTAATGATATGTTAGAGCAAAATTTTAATGCCTATAAAGGGTCCAAACACGTATTTAGTTTATTAGGTATGGGATATACTATATCTCAGATATTAAGTAAAGTTAATACTATTTTACTAGAAAAAGGAAATGATCCAGAATTCTTAGAGTTGGCTGATGAAGAAATTTCATTATATTCAGAATCATCCTCTTATAATCAAGCAGAGGATGATTTGACTAAGAGCAGTATACAACCAACTCCATCGTATGTTGAACCCTCTGAAGATAATATGCCTTTAGGGAATGAGCAAGAATTTTTAGGGTCTCCTTATTATATTAAAAGTAGACCTTGGACAGCATCTAAATTAAACTCCGCATTTATTACCAGATACTGTACCTTACTTGACCCCAATACCTATCTATCCAATAATATTACACCAGAAGAGAAAGAAAGAAATAAGAAAGCAGCAATAAGTCTTCTTAAAACTCTTTCAAATATCTCATCTACAGAGCAAGGCAAAAAAATTAATGCTGATATAACTCAGGCTATTAAATCTGGGATTGGTGTAAATGCTATAACTGGGAATCCAGTATCTTCTATAATAACTGATGAAACTCAGTTTCCATCCTTTGTTAAAGAGAATATACTTCAGTTAGCTAAGCAGATATTAGAAGCAGTTGAAGGAGAGAAGCAACTTCCTAACCCAACTACAGAAACTAATGCTAATAATAATGCTTTACAGGAAGATTCTAGGACATTAAATATTTTAGCAGCCGTTTTACGAGTATACTATCACGTAAATCCCTCTCAGCAAGGACTGTTAAAAGCAGATAATACTCCATTTACATTTAGTTTTATGGAACCAGAATATTGGATTTTACAAAAAGTAAACAGTTCACTACAACAGGCTCTTAAGGTGATTGATAAGTTTGCGAAACGACAAGATAAAATTCAATTTAGAATAAATACTAAAAGTCCTAATAACATGGCCTATATTCAAGTATTTCATTTTGCTAAACTAAAGGCCTTAATAACTAACTTCTATACTCCAACTTCTGAGCAGATATAATATGACTCTTAATAAAGAGGATTTATATAAATCTATTTTAACAAGACTCGATAAAAGAGAATTGGAGGAAGTTTTAGCTGCTCCTAAGATAGCTGGCTTCGGATTAGATACTGTTCCAATGAAGCCAAAAAAAACAACTGGTTCTACTGTAAGTGATTTTTTACAGAACACTAAAGATGACTATTCCAAGCAACATATAGTTCCTCATTTACTTAATACTGATATAATGAAGCATTTTGGGCAACTAACTCCAGAACAACAGGCCCAATTACAGCAACAAGCAATAGATTATAGTAATAAAATAAAAGAGGTTAATTGGACACAATATTTTTATAACACTGATATTTTACGTCAAAAAAGAGTTAGATTATATACCTTTCTAAAAAAAGCTTCTGTTTCCTCTGTAGCACCTACAACAGAAAGTTTTTATACTAATTATGCGTGTAATTTATTTGAGGCCTCCATATCTACCACTCCAGGAGATAGATCAGGTGACTATTTATTTTTAAACTCTAATGAAGAAACTAGAGCCTATGTTAGAGCAGATTTAGAATCTAATTTATATGTAGGAACTTCTAGTAAGGGTCCTAGATATTTTGAGTTTATACAAGGACACTTAACTGTTAATACAGAAGAGGCTAGAAGAGTAGTCTCTTTTTCTTCCTCTATATTAGAAGAAATAAAAGCAAAAGTAATTTCAGAGTTGACTCCCTATTTTAATAGTCCATCTGAAAAGGACTTTTTAAATAATATATCTAATAATCAACTTCCTTTAGTTTTTCTTGATTCTCTTATGTTTGGATTAGTGGACACTTTAAATTTTCCATCAACTAAGGATTATGGAACTGGTCATCAAGCAGGTAATGGATTGCTTGGAAATCCTATACTATCTAATAGTAATATAGAACCAGCATTAAGTGAAAATATAAAAAATAATTTAACAAAATGTATTCATAACACTAATCCTTATCTAAAAAATATCTCTAATCTATTACAAGTAATGAGTAAATCTCGTTCTAAAAACACAGTTTATAATTCATTAACTAACGTAATCATAGGAAATTTTGCCAATCTTAATGCTAAGTTAGCATCAGTTTGTGGTGTAAGTAATTTTGATTTTACTCCTATTTTTTGTTCGGAAGATTCAGAAAATAGAATATCCACTCTTATATCATTAGGAGAAAATGAATTTTTTAGGTCTTTTAGTAATGTAGAGAGAACAATTCCAAATCCATTTATTAGACTTACCTTTACTAAAGCTTCTTTAAGTTATAATAAGGATAAACAAGCATATTTGTTAATGACTAAAAATGTTAGTGGTATTAGTTGTAAATCTAAATCCACAGAAAGATATTCTACAACTAGTAATTGGCATGGCTTAGGAATTCCTTTGGACCAACATAATTTTATTTTACAAAAAGCCCAACAGGATTTTGGTAATATAGATGCTTCTTCTTATCTTTCTGTATTAGCCTCCCTAGACACAAGAGGAGAGACTGCTCAAAATATATACTCAGGAGGCTCTGAAAACTCTACTGCTGTTCAGTTTCAACAATTTTTAGCCTCTATTTATCAATCTGATGGTAGTTTTAAAACTAATTTTGTAGTATTTGCTTTAATACCAAGAATATTTTTTCAGTATAATTCTGACTATACTACTTTAAAAGGATTTAAATCAAGTACTAGACCATTACATTTTAGTAATTTATATGACAAAGTAAGAACTACGACTATAGATAGTGTATATACCCCAGTAAATCCTGAGGTTAATCTAATGGCTACGGAGGATATGGAGCTATTAGACGATATTAGAGATAGATTTTTACAAATAATGTATAACTTTAATACCACTACTTCACAGGTAGAGGATTTAAAGAATGATTTTATAGCCTTAACTACAAATATTATAAATGGATACTGGACTTGTGATAAATTTATTATACGTCATGAATCGGATTCCTCAGTATATAGTCAGGATTTAGGTTTATTTAATCCACTTAATGAAATTAAGGGTGATTTACAGTTTAATAGGGAATTACTAGAAAAATCTAATATATTAACTTTACGAGAAAATTGGATTTCAGAGCAAGAAAAATTAAGGGAAGGTAAGTAATGGAAAACCAACCAGCTACATTCTCACAGCAAGAAATGACACTAGCAGAAATGATGTTTATCTTAAGTGCTGGTTTTTATGTTGAGGCTTCTAATATAGGACAAAAGGCCCTGGAAGAAAAAAATCAAAATTTCGTAGTAGTTAGAAATGAAAATGACCCAACAGTAAAGGATGAGGAAGCTAAAGCAGAGTCTGAAATGGCCTCGATGGAGTCGGAGGAGGCCTCATTAGAGCCACCTCCCGAAGATTCTTCTATCAGTTAATCCTGAATTTGTCGATACTAGTATTACCTCGGAGGCTTCGTTGTTGGACGAAACTACTATAAATTATATACAGCCCAGTTTAAAATTTTCTATAAAGAAATATTTTCCTCTAAAAGAGAAAACTTTACTGTATGATGCTCTGCTATTCTGTAGCCTAGTGTCCAAGACACCATCCTTTGCCTCATCTTCTGATTTGGATGCTTTTTCTATTCTGATAGACAACTGTAAGCAGTGTAATATCTCATTAGGTAAATATTTAAGTTGTGCTTACTCCTATATTCAAAAATATACCTCACCTGGACACAAACTTAGTTTAGGATATTTTCTAAACGATTCAGTAGTTGAGTATTGTAGTAAATTTATAGATAATTTTACTACTTCTTCTTTATTATTCGAACAAGTTAAGGATGACATTCTTCTAACTGAAAAAAATATAAGAGAAATTGCTGTCACGGATTCTGTTTCTTATGAGGATGCCTTTAATAAATATAAAAAGGAAGGAAAATTAACTTCTTATTTTTTAGCCTATAAAAGATATTGTCACTCTCCTCTTGTAGCATCCTCGGGTTCTTTATATTTAGATAAACTTTCAGTTATTTTGGAGCCTTTCTTCACTTATATTTTAGCTAAAAATAGCATATATGTTTCAGATAAAATAGAGGAATGGAATAATTCTAAGTTAGAAGATTTTAGTTTCTGTCCTAAATATTTTACAGATAGATATATTACAAATGAATTGGTAGAGGAATGTTTAGGTAATGAGGCTACAAAACAAGGTTCTAAATTACATCTTATTTTTGAGACTATTTTTACCAGATACAATAAAAGTAAAACTAAAAATCTTAAAAATATAGCCTCTAACTATTTTTCTTCTAATAAATATTTAGACATCAAGAATGAGTTAGCAGAACATACTCCATTTATAGAAAGTTTATTCTTGGATGATACTTCTATTTTTTATCAGTTAATAAATCCTTCATCTATTGTATTAGTAGAACATTTAATGAAGGGTAATTTGTCGAATTATGACTTTTATGGAACTGCTGATTTAATTATAATTAATGAAAATATAGCTCATATTTTAGATTATAAATCATCTAAATTAGATGAGAAATATTTAGAAAAAAACAATACTAAATATAATAAACAAATTAGCTTATATGCTAAGCTTCTAAAAAATGAATATCCTAAGTTAGAAACAATTGATGGCACCTTAATTTATACTAGAGGTCTATTACATCCATTTAAGGAATTGGCTTTTAATATTGATATAGATAGGGCAAAAGACATAACAAAGATTAAACAAACTTTAAAGTCTGGTATACTTCTTCCTAATACTAGAAGTTGTTTTTTATGTAGGCATCCTAATTGTATTTTTAGAACTAGGGAAAGTATTTGGGACATTAATGGGAATAAAAAGAAAAAGATTAATTAACTTTGATGAGGTATAGTATGAATTTAAAAATAAGAGACTTTCTTCAAGAAGCTATTGATGATGTAAATCTTCCCAAAGAACCTACAAGTGCCCAGGAAGTAAGTGGTGCCCCAATGTCGGATGCTGATTTTCCTGCTGCTACAGGTGCTTCTGATGCTGCCCCTGCTAAGCCTGGACTAACTGCCCCTCAAATGCCTTCTCCATCAGGTTCTGCTTCTAATACTGTTCAGAAAGATGTAATTAATCCAGAACTTATACGTGCTATAACCATTCCACTAAAGAGTTATGTAGGTTCTTTTGAAAAACTCTTTGATAAAGATATGACTGTAGATAACGCAGTTCCTCATATTGATGAGTTTTTAAAGATATTAGCTGGCTGTGCTGATAGTATAGCAACATTGGCTGGTGGACAGGCTACAGAGCCTCCAATTGAGCCATCAGTTGCCCAAGCACCCATTGAGCCCACTGCTGAACCAGTTCCCACAGAACAGCCTGCAGAGGCCTTATCAGCTCCTTTAGAGGCCCCTTCTGCTGGTGGTCAAGAAGGATATACTGATCCATTTGGTCATGCAGATGAGTCTCCATATACTAATCCACTTGAGGCTGCTTATTAATGTCTTCCTATACTACTAAATTTAATGTAGGCGATACAGCTTATAGAATTTATCATGATAATCCAGTATCTGTTAATATTACTGATATTTATATTCATGATTCTTTAAGTAATGTTGGTTGCCCTGAAGTTTCGTATAAGATTTCCTATGCTCTAAATGCCTCTGGAGTAGGAAATCCAAGGCCTGGACCTACTTTATTTAATGAGCATGAGCTATTTTATTTAGATGAAATTACAGGTATTCTGACGGTTATTTTAGCACAAAAAACAGCTAATTTACAGGCCTTACAATAATGACTACACAACAACTTACAGCAAATTTTTCGGTAAATGACATAGCTTATTTTGTTATTTTTGCTACTGCTAATTTATATGCTGTAAAGATTACTAATGTGTATTTAAAAACTATAGACAGCCAATCTACTGTTATGTATGATTTGTTAAGATTAGATAAAAATTTTATAATTCAAGCAATACCTCAAAATCAAGTGCTTACCTTTACAGAAGCAAAAACTAGTTTGATTAATTATTTACAAACACAGCTTTCTATAGTAAATAACTTAACGGCATAAAATGACAACTTTGTATAATAAATTATTTGAGACTTTTAGTAGTTTAACAGCAAAAGATGCTGTTAATGGAGTTATAGGTGGTGTAGTCTCCCCATACTCAGTTCCAGCTAAAGATTCTATAGGTATTTCTATTGAATCATTGAATGACTCTAAAAAGATACAAAGTCAGATAATTTTAGTACATAAGAAGTGTAGTGAACATATTTATATGGCTTCTTCACCTAATGTGGAGGGTTTTAAGACTCTTTGTGCCAGATTAAAGACAGCTATAGAACTTAACAAACTATTCAGTGATGACCCTGTGCTACAAAATAAATTAGCCGAGATTTTAGCTTACGGATATATATCTAAGAATTCTGAGTATTTAATCTATCCCGATTTTGGAGTAGCTAAAACAAAAGCCCAAAACGTGTATCAGGTTGTAAATAAACTAGGTTTAACCGCATTTTCACCTAATGATGAAAATCTAATTAAGACCTTATTACTATCCGTTTTCTATTCACCTAAAAAAGAAGATAAGAAAGAAGCATAACATGAGTCTAGGCACTGATTTAACATTTATAGAAAAATATCACAGGGATATTATTTGGATTCTTCTAGCTGGTCTTGCTGTATTTGGAGCTATTTATATTAAAGATAGGCTACACAATGAAACTATTACTAAAGAGAATGCTCAAATAGCAAGTCTAAATATAGAAGCTGTGAAACTAACTGCTGCCAAAGATACTGCTGATGCTGCTGCTACTTCTGTCTATAATTTATATCAGTTAGAACATTCAAAAGTAGTAGCCTTATTGAGTAAAAAGCCTGTAATTACACCAACACCTACTGTTAGTAATGCTGTAGTGGCACCTGCTCCTTTAGTTCAATTACCAAATACTCCAACACCTACTACATTACCTGATTGTCAACAAGAATTAGCTGCAGTTAAAGCAGATGATGCTCAGTGTGTAGATACTGTAAACGATTTACAGACAGACAAGGCAGCTGATCAAGCTTTAATAAACAATCAATCACAGACTATCTTTAATGTTGATGTAGAGAACACACAATTAAAAAAGGATGTTAATGTCCAGACTAAGAGAAAAAAGCTATGGCGTGATTCAGCATTAGCAGAAGCTGCTTTAATTGCTCTACACTTCTTACTTTAAGTAAAAACAGCAATCTAAGAGGTAATCCATGAGTATAACTTTTAAAATAACTACTGGAACTATAACTAATGATGAGGATTCCACTGTCTTAACTAGTAGTGCTTATGCTGGTAATGATAGTAGAATACCTCAAAATCCAAATAGAATACATGGTAAAAATAATCCAAATATGTGCTCGGTTCATTTTATAGGCCCATTACCACCTGGAAAATATAATATAGGCTCCTTTGAAAACCATCCAGTAGTAGGCGAAAATAGTGCTCAATTAACTCAAATTTCTGGAAATACCTTTGGAAGGTCTGCTTTTTTTATTCATGGACAAGAAGCTCCAAATGGTTCTAATTATTTACAGGAATCAGAAGGCTGTATAGTTGTTCCACATAATGATAGACTAAAAATAGCAGCCCTTGCTCCAAAAATTTTAACTGTAATAGTATAATTATTATTTTATATTTGTCGATAATAGATTTTGGAGACTGTATGAATGATGAACAAAGTATTACGTTTACACAACAAGAATTACGTGTTTTGTTAGATATATTAAATAAGTATAGTATTTCAATAAGTGTTAGTGATTTATCAAAGATACAAAAGCAAGAAATACAGTCTCCATTATTAACTATTTTTGACAAGTTAACTGAATCACAAGGGAGCTAATATATGGTTTGTTTGTCCGAAAAGGCAAGAGCGAATTATGAGAGTAGTATTGAAGTAAGTAATTAAATTATATCAATAAGTTAATGAAAGGATATTATAAATGAAGAATGGTAGCGAAAAGCATGGTGTTGGAGGCGAGCAGAAGGGTCCTGTAAAGGTTCCTGGTAAGACTCAGAAGAATGGTATTTTACGTGATACTCGTAAGGGTACTGTAAAGCCTAGTGGTGGTATTAAGGAAGATAAGCGTTAATTAGTAATGTAATTTAAAGGAGATAATAAGATGGTAGATAAAAAGAAAGACTCAGGTAAGAAACTTCCACCCTGGCTTAAGAAGGATGGTAAGGACGACAAGAAGATGGATAAGAAAGATAAGAAGGGTAAGGATTGTAAGTAATCTTTATTTAGGTGCTACATTGCCATATAAATCAGAGAAACAAAGAAAATTTTTTAATGTTAATAAAGGTAAGTTAGAAAAATCTGGTGTTGATGTAGATGAATGGAACAAAGTTAGTAAAAATAAAAAATTACCAAAAGTAGCACCTAAAAAGAAATAACCGGCAATTATTGACTTTGACATGTGTATGAGATAGTTGCTAAATATCAAGCTTGTCGCACATGACCACTTGATTTTGATTATATCTTAGAGACCCGTTAATTTGGGTCTCTTTTTTGTAATTTTTTGTATGATTTGACCGATACTCGTTATTACATAAAATTGCTATTCCTGTGGCTAGGGTATCGCAATTAAATATACAGGAGTCGAAGCACATGCCAGAAGCACTAAATGACGAAGCATTACAGTATCTTCTAAATAAGAACGTAGCGGTAG